CCTGTAGGTCCAGTATCACCAGTGCCATTAAGACCTGTAGGTCCAGTATCACCAGTGCCATTAAGACCTGTAGGTCCAGTATCACCAGTGCCATTAAGACCTGTAGGTCCAGTATCACCAGTGCCATTAAGACCTGTAGGTCCTGTAGCACCTGTTGGTCCTGTAGGTCCAGTATCACCAGTGCCATTAAGACCAGTAGGTCCAGTATCACCAGTACCATTAAGACCTGTAGGTCCTGTAGGACCACCTAGAGGACCAGTAGGTCCTGTTGCTCCACTTCCACCAGTATTACCTTTACATCCAGTCGGACCACGACCCCCTGTATATCCTGTGGAACCAGTGACGCCCGCAGGTCCAATTGGGCCACCATTTCCTTGATCACCCTTAGGTCCCTGAGGCCCGACAAGTTTATTTTCACAACAACGTCTAGCGCCTAAATAATTTGTGTAACTTGACATTATATATTACTATATTAGTAAATAATTTTTATAACATTTTTATTTCAAATATTATAAAAATATAATTTTTAAGGCAACAAAGTTAATGTAATAGAATAATGACCGGTAACACCCGAAGTTACAATATCAGCTCCTTGATATAATTCTATTATATATGTGTCGTGTAATAAATACACTATATCATTTCCAGTACCACAAGTAATATTAGAACCAGAATTCAAATAGAAATTATTAGACACATTAAATACATATGGATCTTCATAAGACAAAAGATGTTTGAATCGTAAATAAAAATTACTATTGGATATTCCAATATTTTCTTGAATAGACCAAGCAACAGACCAGCTTCTATTAGTAACAGGCAATGTAATTGAACCTGTAGTATCTATGAGCCCAATAGGATTTGGAATTGTTGTATCAAAAGTCCCAAAAACATTTAAATTAGTCCCATTACCGGCAGGTCCCGTCGCGCCTTGTAGGCCACCAGCGGCTCCAGTGGGACCAGTTGCGCCCGTAGGTCCTACACAGCAAGCACCTTGAGGCCCTTGAGGACCCAGAGGGCCTGTTTGACCACGTAAACCAACTGGTCCTGTAGGTCCTGTTATACCAGGTTCACCTTGATCGCCTTGAACACCCTTTGTCTTAATATCGCAACAATTGTTTTTAATATAATATTGGGAATATGTGTTAGAATAACCTGACATCTGTTATATTATTTATAAACATTTTTAAAATAATATAAACTTATATTCAATTTAATAATAACCATTTTACTCTTATAGTATTTGTGTAAATGTAATACTGAATGTTAGTCCGCTAAATGTTACTGGAGTTCCTGATGTAGTTTTTTGCATTAATTGTACAACATAATCAACCTCTTGACTACTTGTTAAATCTAAATAGTCATTGCCCGAACCATACATTTTACTGCCGCTATTTCCTGAATACAAATAATACGGATGAGCATCTGTAAAAGTTGCTGGTTCAAAATATGTGCCAGGATAATAAAAATTCTCTAGCCGGACATAGAATTGGTTATTCGTGTCATTCCAGTTTTCCACAATGTTCCAGCTTATTGCCCATTTTTGCTCGCCAAGAGGTAATGTAATATTTGCGCTTCCCGCTGTAACTGTGTTAGATACATTCGTGAAAGTAGAATTATATGTTGTACTAGAACTGGTTGTTGTAAAATATGTATTGTAATTGACAATATATGATCCAGGTGTTCCAGTCGGTCCTGTAATACCATCAGTAGGTCCTTTTGGACCAATCTGTCCTTTTGGGCCTCTGTAACAAAGCCCGGTTGGACCAGTAATTCCTGTTGGTCCAGTTGGTCCATCGGTTCCAATCGGTCCGAATTGACCACCGGAACCTTGTTCGCCTTTTAGTCCCTTCAATGGATTCGGAATATCACAACAACGATTTCTGCCTAGATTAGTTAACATTATAATACTATATTAGTATAAATAATTTATTTATTTAGTATTTTTAATATCAAATATAATGAAAAATAGCAAATATTATTAATTAAATATTTTGTTACGATAAATGGTAATAAGATTAAGTTGAAGGAAGGGCGGCGAGGCATAATCGAATGCTGCCCAAACTCGCTACATCGTACTTCACAACCAACGGCAAATCGTTCTCCAAGTAGATTTCAATTTGTGAGCATAAATTGGTACACTTGATGAAGTAGCCGAGGTTCTTTAGAGAAAACTCGCCCTGGATGATCTTAGACGAATCCTGCTTCAAAATGAAGCCCATTGCGCCGTCGGATTCGGCACGGTGAATTTCAGCAGAAGCGAATTGCCCCTGGCACTTGAATATAAGCTCATTGCCAACCGACTTGATCTCCAACTTGTCGGAAATACAGGACAAATCACGAATGATCTTCTGGAAGTCAGCAGAAGGCAAGTTAATGATTGACGAGAATTTCACATCGGGATACTGTAGCTCTTCTTGATCGGGCTCAATCAGCTTCAATTTCTGCGTCTTACATTGCTTAATATCTCCGTTCTCAAATTTCAAGGCCAAGTGCGATACAATTCCGTCATAATAGTCGGCATTTTCAATATAAATGGTTAACGTATCATCGTTGTCAATGGAGTTAATCAGCTTAAAAAGGTGAAACATATTGACGCCGATAATGATCTTCTCTTTCTTACACTCATAAGATTCAAAATTCTGCGCGGCTAAATACAAATGTGCTAAAATAGTGTGCGACTTGTCCATATTAATAATACGAATTCCGTCGGGTTGGAAGGAAATATTTGTCTCTAAAAGGATGTCTTTCAATGCGGTCATTAATGTTCTAAAGGGCGCGATCTGGACTGTTTTAATTGTCAAAACATTTCCATCATTTGTACTTTTATTAGGTTGTGCCATTTTCTATAATATAGGTAATTTTGAACGCAAATCTTTAAATAGTTATATTTAAAATTTATTAAATAATACAAATTTTATTTCTTAGAATAACAGCTAAAGTATTATAGTCTTATTCTACACCATTTCTCATTCAATATGCCCCTTTCAGGGGCAGAAATGACTGGATTGGAACCGTTACTTTGCGCATCTTCGATGCGAAAAGGTGTAAAATAAAAATAAACATATATTATTACTATTTAAAAACAACACCCTATAGTAATAGTAATAACAACAAAATGGAATTACAAGTAGAAAATTCAACAGAAATTTGGAAACCGCCCGAGAATATTATTTTGGATCTATATGAAAAATACAAAGACAACCAATATATGTTAAATCGTTTACAAATATATATTGCAAATTTGCCAAACTTATTAGACGCCGAGAATAGGAAATACGATGAGCGCGTTTTAAGAATAAATGAACTGACAATGGAGCAGGATAACTTCTACAAGGTGTTTCTTATGAAGCACCAGTATTTCTATATGCCTTACAATACTATTTACTATGAATATGATGGAAAAACATACAAGATTATCAAGGAAGACGATATACACCACCATTTACTTTCAACCATTACTGATGAAAGTAAGTTGATGGCGTGGAAGCACAAGACGAAGCAAAATATTATTAAGCAAATCAAGGATCGTACATTATTTAAGTCTGTTCCTGAGACATATACAATTCAAAATGTATTGGGATTTTTACAGACTATTTTTGATACCAAATCGGAGGCTAAGTACTTCTTGACAATTATTGGTGATTGTATTTTGAAGAAGAATTGTGGAGATAATCCGTTACAGTATTTTATTAATGCGAATACCAAGAAATTAGTATTGCTTATTGATTCCATTGCGTATATCACAACTGGCAACTCAATAATGAGCAATTTCATTTCCAAATATCACGACACGCATAATTTATCTTGTTATCGTCTTATTAAGACAAGCGCAAATGATACTGGAATATCAACTGATTTGATTAAAGATATGTTGAATAAAATAGGTATTGATTTGCTTTGTGTGTCTGCGCATTATTCGGATAGATATACAAATTCTGATAACTTTTTACAAAATGAATCGGATGAAACTAACAAATATTATTCGCTGTTCTTTGTGAATAATAACATTGATAAGATAGCTAATGATTTTATCAAACATTGTCTTGATGTTTCTATTACAGTAAATACAAGTACAGTAAATTCATTGTCTTGGAAGAATATGCATTACATTTGGAAACAATACTTGTTTTCTGTAAATATTCCGAATATGATTTACACAAATGGTCTCAAAGAGTTGCTAAAGGGAAAATTGGTTCATAATGTAATTAATAATACAGAAGCAGGTAATAGCGATCTAGTATTCCTAAATGTAACCAGTAAATACTTGCCATCAGTTAGCAGTTTTTTGACATTTTGGGACAAACATATTACCATTTTGGATACAAATGTTAGTTTTGATGATGAATATGAAATTGAAGAGATTCTAACATTATACAAATCATCTGAGTTTAAAAATGTGGCCATTTCGGATAAGGATATTATCAAGATGATCAATCATTATTATTCGCCGCAAGTGGAGGTGATTGAGAATAAATATATTACGAATATTCGGTGTAATTTGTGGATTAAACACGAGAATATCAGAACACACTTGGACACGTTTAAGGCGACGCAGAAAATTGGTACAACTAGCGTTATAAATAATAGCAATACTAGCGTTATAAATCATAGTAACAAGGAGTTAATATCATTTGATGAGCTCTACAAGAGTTATAAGTCTTATTATATTGCTAAACAAGTTGTAGACAAACAAGTGTCGCCAATTGTAAGCAAACAATTCTTTGAGAAATTTTTGATTCACGAACTACACCAATATATTCAATTTGATAAATTTGTTAGTTCACAGTGGCTAAATGATGAATAATTTAAGAAGATGCGGCTAAAGCAGCATTTACAACAGAGCCTGGGTTGTAAGCTGTGTGACCAGTGCCACCATACATACTGCTATTGCGTCTCCTTCTGCGTCTTCCACCTGATGAGGCATTTAACGCAGCTTGTGTAGTACTACCTGGATACATTTGGTCCAGAGCCATACCGGTACCACCTCTCATTTTTTTTTTTTTGCCGCCAGCCATACCAGCAGTCAACTGAACGTCAACGGAATCATTCATACCGGTACCCTTACCATTATAAGGAGCACCAATAGAGTCAGAACCATAGATACCACCACCAGACATTAAAGCGCGATTTTCAGGGTTATTTGCGGCTCCAATTTGCTGCCAAGCTTGGTTAGAAAGAGGCGCCATTCCCGAGCCACCCTTCATTCCCTTGCGACCCCTCTTTCTAGATCCAACCTTGACAAACCCAAAGTGTCCCTTCTTTGTCTTGTATCCTGCCTTAACAAGGCGGTTATCTCTCTTGGCTGATGCGTGCTTCTTACGAGACACAAGGCGACCCGACTTATTCATCATTAACTGAGCCTTGGTAAGTCCACCAGATGTATGCTTAGCAGTTCCGTGCCAAACTTGGGCACGTGATCCAACGGTCATTTTAGTTCCACTCATTATAATTTATAAGAAGAAAAAATAATATTTCTAAATGGTAAATATTATTTTAGAAACGCATAAACAAAATAATAATTGAAATAAACATAAAAAATAAAAACAAAATAAAATAAACCAAATTTAAAATTTGTTTCTAAGTGGCCTAGGACTGCCGCCGGGTTGCCCTTCAAAGCCGCCCAAATAAGTAACATTTGATGGCAAGCCAAAATTACCAAATGTTGTTTTTCCTCCTAAAGTTCCTGTAATTACTTGTGTAATGCGTTTTGATTGTGTTTGGGTTGGATCATTATATCCCGATTTAATACGTTGCCAATTTTCTTGAAGACATTGACAACTCTCATATAAAACACAGGATGAATTAAAATTAAAATTTAATGGCGAATCTATTTGTATTTGTGATTGTTTTTGTGCGTCATTTTGACGACATAATTGAAAATTATTAATTAATGTTTTTAAATTACCTCGTCTACCTGGTATAAATTGAACTCTTGGCATTTATTAATTATAGATATTAGATATTAATAAATCTGAACATTAATTATTGTTTAAAACTTTGTACATTTAAAATTTTAATTATATAACATGAAATCACCAAAGGTGATTTTACGGATATAAATGTATTTTATTTGTCACAAAGTGACAGTTACCTAAATACATTCAAAGATACCAACCTTTAGGTTGGTGTTTAGAATGTTTAAAGGTTTAAAAAATAAAATTGAAAATAATTTAAACAATAAATTGGAGTTTATAATAGAATATACAAGATGAGTAAAACTTTGAAGAATAATAATAATACAAGTGAAAGCGTAGAGCTCGCTAATAAATACCAGCAAAAAACTGACAAGCAACATATCCTAGATAATCCGGATACATATATTGGTTCCGTTGAAAAAGTTGAAGCGGACTTGTGGATTTTAAGTACAAATGAAATAGAAACCAAAATAGTTGAAAGAAATATGACTTATATTCCAGGTTTGTTCAAGTTGTTTGATGAAGGTGTTGTAAATTGTCGTGATCACGTAATTCGTATGGAAACTGCGATTAAAGCTGGACAACCAAATTGTATTCCCGTGTCTTATATTGACATTGCCATTCAAGAAGATGGCACGATTGTTATGATTAATGACGGAAACGGCATTGACATAGCGGAACATCCTGAATACAAGGTTTACATTCCTGAGCTCATTTTTGGACATCTCAGAACTTCAACAAATTACAACAAAGATGAGAAGAAGATTGTTGGTGGTAAGAATGGATTTGGTTTCAAATTGGTTCTTATCTGGTCTACATATGGACAAATTGAAACAGTTGATCATGTTCGCGGCCTAAAGTATGTCCAAGAATTCAAGAATAATTTGGATGAGATTTGTAAGCCAACTATTACTAAATGTAAGAACAAGCCATATACAAAAATCACTTTTAAGCCCGATTATAAGCGACTTGGAATTGATGGATTATCACCTGATTTGATTGCGTTGCTAAAGAAGCGTGTTTATGATATTTCAGCTGTAACTGACAAGACCATAAAAGTCAAGTATAATTCTGAGCTTATTCCAGTGAAGAATTTCCAACAATATATTGACTTGTATATTGGTGACAAATCAGAGTCACCGAGAGCATATGAAGATAGTGGACCTGGAGGACGATGGGAATATGCTGTCGCACTTACACCTAGCAATGAATTTATTCAAGTGTCGTTTGTAAATGGTATTCATACTGCTAAAGGTGGTAAACACGTGGAATATATTCTAGGTCAAATAACCAGAAAGTTGTGTGACTATATTGAGACGAAGAAGAAAGTCAAGGTCAATCAAAACTCAATCAAAGAGCAGCTAATTCTGTTTATAAGATGCGACATTGAGAATCCTGCGTTTGACAGTCAGACGAAAGATTTTATGAATACGCCATCATCTAAATTCGGTTCCAAGTGTGACGTCAGCGACAAGTTCATTGAGAAGATCGCAAAGATGGGTGTAATGGAAGCGGCAGTTCAATTGACGGAAGTTAAGGAAAACAAAGCAGCTAAAAAAACAGATGGAATCAAATCCAGATCTATCAAAGGAATTCCTAAGCTCACTGATGCGAACTGGGCAGGCACTGAAAAATCCAAAGATTGTGTTCTTATATTTTGCGAGGGAGATTCGGCCAAAACTGGAGTTATTTCGGGCCTGTCACCAGAAGACAGAAATACATTCGGTGTTTATCCTTTGAAGGGCAAAGTGATGAATACTAGAGGTGGAAATATTAAGGATCTCAATGAGAATAAGGAAATTACAGAGATCAAGAAGATATTGGGTCTGGAAACTGGTAAAACATATACATCTATTGAAGACGTGAATAAATCACTCAGATATAGTAAGGTTGTATTTATGACTGACCAGGATCTAGATGGATCTCACATCAAAGGACTATGTATTAATCTGTTTCAAAATGAATGGTTAAGTTTAGTTCATATTCCTGGATTTATCGGTTTTATGAACACACCTATTTTGAAGGCAAAGAAAGGACAACAAGAGTTGCGATTCTATAATGACGGTGAATACAATGCTTGGAAAAATAACACAGCTATTGACACTAGGGGCTGGAATATTAAATATTACAAGGGTTTAGGTACTTCTACAAAGGCCGAGTTTGTAGAGTATTTTGAAGAGAAGAAGTTTGTCGGATTTGAGCACACTGCTCTAAGTGACAATGCGATTGACTTGGTATTTAATAAGAAGCGATCCGATGATCGTAAAGAATGGTTGGAAACTGTTTACGACAGAGAGAGTTATGTAGACACGAGCAAGCCAATGATTACATATGAGGAGTTCATTCATAAAGAATTCATTCATTTCTCTAAGTATGATTGTGACCGTAGCATACCAAATCTAATGGATGGACTGAAAACCAGTTTGCGAAAGATCTTGTTTTGCGAGTTCAAACGACGTGAATCATCTGAGATTAAGGTAGCACAGTTTTCAGGATATGTTGCGATGAACTCGTGTTATCATCACGGTGAGGACTCGTTGAATCAGGCGATTGTAGGAATGGCTCAGAATTTTGTGGGTTCAAATAATATAAATTTGCTTGTTCCAGCGGGTCAGTTTGGGTCGCGCATTAAGGGTGGTAAAGACGCGTCGTCTCCCAGATATATATTTACTCGTCAAGAAAGAATTACTCGTCGTATCTTTATAGAGCAAGATGATCACGTGTTGAAATATTTGACAGATGATGGCACTCCAGTTGAACCGCAATTTTATGTGCCAATTATTCCGATGGTTCTTGTTAACGGATCTAAGGGAATTGGAACTGGTTTCAGTACTGAAATTATGTGCTACAATCCAAGGGATATTATTGCGTATATTAAGAACTTGTTACAAGATACAAAAATTACTCTTATTGAATTTGTACCATATTATGAAGGCTTCAATGGCACAATATCAAATATCAGTGATACTAAATTCTTGTTCAAGGGCAAGTATGAGAAGTTAGGCCAAGACAAAATTCGTGTGACAGAATTGCCAATTGGATTCTGGACAGAGGATTTCAAAGAGCTGTTGGAGAAACTAGAGGAAGACAGAGAAGTAAAATTATCTAAAAAGGATGATAAGGCTGGTGATAAGGTAAAGAAACTAGCGCCATATGTCAAAGAATATGATGATAATAGTAAGGATACAAATGTGGATTTTGTGATTACTTTCAGCAAGGGTCAATTAGATGAACTTGAATCAGCAGCTGGTGATCACGGATGTAATGGTCTAGAGAAGTTGTTGAAGTTGTATAGTACAAGCAGTACAACTAATATGAATCTGTTTAATTCAGAAGACAAGTTGAAGAAGTATGGTTCGGTAAGTGAAATTATTGATGACTTCTTTAATGTGAGACTGGAATATTATGGTATGCGAAAGGCTCATCTTATTGATGTCTTAGAAAGAGAATTAATTGTCTTATCAAACAAGGCCAAATATATTCAGGAGGTTTTAAATGGCACAGTTGACTTGCGTAAGAAGAAGAAGGACGAAATTATTCAGATGCTTCAGACAAAGGGTTATGAAAAGATTGTGAATGAGAATAATGTAGTTGATGAAGAATACAAGTATTTGGTTAGAATGCCAATGGATTCCGTGTCGGAAGAAAACGTAGAGAAGTTACTTAATGAATATGATAGAAAACAAAAAGAATTGGCAGAGATTAAGGCAACGAGTTGCCAGCAATTGTGGTTAAGAGAACTGAATGCGTTGGAACAAGAATATGTCAATTATAGAACAGACAGAGATATTGCGATCAATGGTCTAGTTATAGGAACTAAGAAGGTTGTTTCAAAGAAGGTTGGTGGAGCAAAAGTAGTTGTTCCTAAGAAGAAGATCCAGTTAGAAATTGCTTAGGTTGAATAATTAGAAAGATTGTTTAGAAATTAAATAAAATAAAAATGTAAAAAAATAAAAATGTTTTTTTACATTTTGTATGATTAACTTGTAAAAATATAAGTAAATAGACCGATATATGACAATGCTACACTATGAAATAGCCAATATTTTTGATCCTGTATAGTTTCATTTAATTCAGACAAATTATTTTGTATAAATTTTAAGTCTTTTTTTTGTTCTGTGTTGGCATTATTCAAATGCTTATTATACATATGAATATCACTAATTTGCTTTTCAGTTTGCGCGTATTTTTCGTAGTCTATGAAGCCGCAATTATTATTAGAATTGGTTGTGTTAGTATTAACGTTTGGTGCCCAATAGGCGCGTTTTTTTATACAATTTGTTAGTATGTTTCTACTTTTAAACAACATTTTTATTATTAATATTTAGATTGGTTTTAAATATTAATTTATATAATTGTTTTTGTTTATGCAGTCGCTTTAAAAGTAAAGCTTTAAACAGTCGCTTTAAAAGTAAAGCTTTAAAAGTAAAGCTTTAAACAGTCGCTTTAAAAGTAAAGCTTTAAACAGTCGCTTTAAAAGTAAAGCTTTAAACAGTCGCTTTAAAAGTAAAGCTTTAAAAGTAAAGCTTTAAAACCATTTGGGCATCTTATACGATCTCTTATCAAATTGTGTCTCCACAATTGGTGAAGCCAATGGGACAACTAGTGTACTCGCATCACTTAAATACTTAATGTATCCCTGTGTCTCACCAAACACCTTAGGAATAGAGAACTCTAAAACCATCTTATTTAATTCCCGAATCTGATCAGAGATTTTGTAAGGCAAATTAGCAGAATATTGGAGAAAAATACCACGCATAATGATCTTTAAGGAATCACAATCTTGCGGGCCAATTACATACTGGCCATTGGATTTTTGATATACACCGGCTCGTATCCCATTTTGAAGAATTTGTATATTTTCTTTTGAAAAGTATGCTAGGGACAAAGGTGTCTCCTCTAATTGACCTAAAGTCGCGTTCCTAAAAGTAACACATTGGTTTGCCGGAATTTTGTCATACATTGCGAATAAATTAGATATGTCTGGAGGATTTAATAAGTCAATTCGTCCATTGTTTTTACTTTGTTGATCCTTTTTGTTATTCATATTATAATACATCCATAAAAAAAATATATAATTATTTATATAATGGAAATGAATTTTCAAAGTATAATACTAACAATTGCTATTATTGGTTTAATTATTTTGTTAGTTGTAATAGGTTATTCATTGTCTAAATCAAGTTCTACAGTTGTTTGGCCGCCCATTGTAGGTTCTTGTCCTGATTATTGGATGGATTTAAAGGGGAATGGCGAAGAGTGCTATAATGTAAAGAGTTTAGGAAAGTGTAATTTGCCTGGAACAAATGAACAAAATACGATGAATTTCAATGTGTCGCCTTTTAATGGAGATACAGGGACGTGTTCTAAATATACTTGGGCAAAAAATTGTAGTGTAACTTGGGATGGAATAACCTATGGAGCAAAGAACCCTTGTGATACTAGCGATGAAGAGCCTCCTTCTACCTAAACAAACTAACAAATTTGATCCTACAATACCTTAATAAATAATAAATTACTTGGATTGAGTAAAAACTAACATAAAAAGAACATCATAAAATATATATTAACTAACAAAATGAACATTATTGATATTAATAATTTATTAGGTAGAGAAGATGATGCCAATAAAATGAAAGCAATTCTAAAGGACTTTGAACTTAACAAACACAACTTAACCACCAAAAAAGGTATCTATATTTACGGGGATCCAGGCTCAGGTAAAACAACATTCGTTACAAATATTCTGAAGGAATTGGATTACGATGTTGTCAAATATGATGCTGGTGATATTCGCAACAAGTCTATTATTGACACAATTACAAAGCACAATATGTCGGACAAAAATATTATGAGTTTGTTTCACAAGAAGGTAAAACGTATCGCAATTGTGATGGATGAGATTGACGGGATGAATAATGGTGACAAGGGTGGTATAAATTCGCTAATTAAAATCATCAGACCCAAGAAGACGAAGAAGCAACGACTAGAAGAGATGACAATGAACCCAATTATATGTATTGGCAATTATCATATTGATAAGAAAATCAAGGAACTAATGAAAGTATGTAATGTCATTGAACTAAAGCCGCCAACTAAGATCCAGATGAATAGCATTTTAAATGTAATGATTCCAACCATTGATGAAAGTATGAGAACTAACATAATTCACTTTATTCAGGGCGATTTAAGGAAAATGACCACTATTTATGAGCTGTATAAAAACAAAAATGATATACTTAATAACAATATTATTCAAAATATTTTCTTAATGAAGTCTTATAATGATGATACACGACAGATCACAAAGAAGTTAATTAATAACCATTATCCGATAGAAGACCATCTAACAATTATGAATGAGACCGACAGAACAATAGTAGGTCTATTATGGCACGAGAATATTATTGATGTGCTTGGCAAATTGGATAAAGATGAAGCCATTCCATTTTATTTAAAGATATTGGATAATATGTGTTTTGCGGATTATATTGATCGTATCACATTTCAGAAGCAGATTTGGCAATTTAATGAGATGAGTTCTTTAGTCAAAACATTCAAGAATAATAGTTTATATCACGAATTATTCCAGCAAATTAACGTAAAGAAGAAGAACAAACAGAAGTTCAATCCAACAGAGGTTCGTTTCACAAAGGTACTAACAAAATACTCTACTGAATATAACAATTCTATATTCATTCAGAATTTGTGCCAGCAATTAGCGATGGATAAGAAAGATATGTTTGCTTTCTTTTTGGATATTAAGAACAAATATCCTGCGAATGATAGCGAGATCTTGGCATTATTTGAGAATTATGAAATCTCCAAATTGGACATTAATCGGATTTATCGTTATCTAGATAAGTATACCAAAGAAGATGCTGAGGATACAGAAGATATTGTAGTGTCGGAGGATGAACACGAAGCGGACTAATTCTTTCCACCTTTAAGAAAGCGTTCAGCGAAGCAAAGAGCCAAACAATTCAAATGGTTGATGAGTTTATTTTTATTTGTTGCTCAAATTAAGTATTTCAATTATGACTTTGTTATACAATAATTTATACTTTAAAGCATAAATTATTTTTTTTAAACCGGATTTCTTTCTAAAATAGTGGTTTGGCTCCACCTTTCTTAAAGGTGGACTAGTCAATCAATCCAATCTCCTTCTTGAACTTGATACAATCATTATGCCAATTGTTCTTTACCGTAATATCAAGATTTTGGAACATATGGTTCTCATATTGCTCCGGTGAGTCATAAAAAAGAGCCAACGATTCCTTCATTCCATTCTCTCCACTACAAAGAGCAACTGAGTAAAACATATCTTGATCAATGCTCCCAACCTTGTACTCATATTTTTCACCAGTTACCGCATTACGGATCTTAGTTCCTATTGATCCGCTGCCATAGAGATTAACATACACCTTCTTGTAATATTCTTTACCATCATCTCTTTTTTTTGTCTTTTCATTATCAAGGACAGTTCTAGTAACCCGTTGGAAATATTTGTCATTCCTTTGTAACTGTCTCTTCGCCTCCAATATTCTATCATTGGTACTCAACGAGTTGGCGTCATTGTTGTCATTGTCGTAATACGGCATATTTTACTTACTATTATATACTAGTAAAGGTAGTTGTCTTTATATTATTTGAATTAATAAATTAATAATATAAATTGTTTCAGAAATATTAAGTTCATACAGGTTATATGTCTTTATTTTCAGCGTCTTTATATTTACTCAGTTCCGCATTAAGATCCTTTATTTTCTTCAAGAGTTCATTAATTAAATAAATCTTTTCATCCATTTGCTTTTCATAATGTTTTCTTAATTCGTCTATTTGCTGCTGCTGAGGTTGTTGAGAATGATTTGAAAAAATACGACTTTGTGCCATAAGCATCTTGTTATGATCTTCTAGTCGTTTATTACGTTCTTCTTCCATTTTTTTAATTTGTTCCAGCAATTTGGGTTTATTTTCCGGTTTCCCTGGCTCGTAATTTGTTAACAAGTCATTCATATCTATCATATAGAATTTTTTTAATTCAGGGTCTTTAATAAAATCATCTACTGTATAACGCGACAACTTTGTCTTGGTTGATTCCATATTTTCCAACATTTTCTCCTTGTTTAATGAATTATGCTTATGTGAAAAGACCATAATAGACTTTAATGTGTCCAGTTGTTTCAATGGAATAGTGTAATTTTTCAAAAAGTGTTTTTCCTCTGCTAAAGCATTTTCCTCATTATAACTAGTCTCTAATAGCAGCTCTTTTTTAAAAGCGAATGTTGCCGCTGTTGCGTGGTAATCCTTATAAGGCCCACATTGATACACTTGGTTTCTTGAATCAAAATAGAAATGCATTTCACTACTACCAGCAACTAGGAATGATGGGTTTTCAAGTAACGTTTCTACTGCGTGCGATATGCGTTCTGGTGGATAATAATCGTCGTCGTCCATATAAATAATAATGTCGCCTGAACATTTACTGTGCATTAAATTGCGTTTCTTGCCTAGTAGCATTTTTTCCTCGTAATAAAAGTATTTGACTTGCTCAATGTCTTTTACTAAGTCTTCAATTGGATCCGTACCATCGTCAATAATGATCCATTCTATACGATCCTTGGGATATGTTTGATGGTCAAAACATTTCTTTAAATATGGAATGAATGGTCTACGATTGAATGTTGGAGTACATATACTAACAAATGGCAGCAATTCTGTTCCTGTTCCGGATTCAGAATCCGAGTCACTTGATTCGGATTTGTTACTAGATGGAATATCTGATACTATTTCACCCTTTACAATATTTTGTTTGGTTTTGTTTTTATTTTTGTTTTTCTTTTTATTAGATTTTGGCATTTTTATCTATAATAAATGATATACTTATTTTTTATTTAAATTGTAATCGCAAAATAACAATTTATCGGCAACGTTTCCTTTGAATGATATAAATAGCACGCCTTTGGCGTGCGGATTTAAATCTTCAAAGGTGTAAACCTCTTTATATTTTTATACAAATCTTATTTTGTATTCTGTTTTTTCAGGAGATTGATTTCTTCTTGTTTTGGTTCGTTTTCTGCTACCATCTGAGCCCGAGCCACCTAGAAATAAGTTATTGTCTATTTCCGGCCGCATGTCTTTATTAAAATTTCCACTTTTGGCATATTGGTTATTATTTTGATTACTCTTGCCAACAACAGAATTAGAATTAGAACTAGAATTAGAACTAGAACTAGAACCAGGAGTAGAAGGAGGAGTAGAATTAGAACTAGAATTAGAATTAGAACTAGAATTAGAATTAGAATTAGAACTAGAATTAGAATTAGAATTAGAATTAGAATTAGAATTAGAATTAGAATTAGAATTAGAATTAGGATTAGAACTAGAACTAGAACTAGAACTAGAACTAGAACTAGAACCAGCACTAGAACTAGAACTAGAACTAGATGAAGGAGCAGAAGTTAACTTAACAACACGACTGCTTTCAAATATAGGTTCAGCCTTTATTGCCCTGTCATACTCTGCTATTTCTGACTGTATTTTCTTTATCCAATTATCTACTTGAGGATCACTAGGAGGAGGTAATATTAAATCCAATAATATATCTTTGCCCGGCAACAAATTTGTGCTTATTTGTTTAATTGTGTTTTCTAATGGCATAACCTTTTCCATATACAACAAATTGGCTTTTTCTTTCTTAAATGGGTTCAAAGAATTTTTTGTTAGACCCGCTTTTAGATCAGGGCCAGGAGCAGGAACACTATTAGACTCCTCCTGTTGTTTAATATAATCATTTATTATGTCTAGTATTTGAGGTCTTATTGTATACATTGTTTGCTCTCCTTGCTGAACAGCAGTCATTAATTGAAGAAAAGAATTTGACAATGATTTGTTAAACTCTGGAACTGGTTTTATTCCCGAAGCATCAGCAAAAGTAGTTAAAGACAGTTTACATTTATCATATGCGCTTTCTAGTGCTTTTTGATAATTCTTTAAATATTTTAATTGAGCATTTAATTTTTTAATTTGTGTTTGCAGCTCATCACTTGCGTCTAATACTAACAGAGGTCTTCCCAGATCACCGCCACTGAAATATAGTTTTACAAGAGTATTTACATCATCATCTAATTGCTTAAAATCTGGTTTATCTGTTAGTTCTTTCTTTGTTAAAGGTTTAGATTTGTCAGTTGAAAGATTTGTTTTAGCTAGTTCGCAAACTTGAATTACTTGATTAATTAACTCTATTGTTTCTCTTTGGTTTGTATTAATACATTTTTCTGTCAATGTCTTATCTTCCTTAACAATTTTGTTAATTTGGTCCTGTATTACCATAAGTTGATTCTTTTCATCAACGCAATCATCAGCTTCATTATCGCTATCTAATTCGTCGTCATTATTGTCACCTGAATTACTGTCCTTTTTCATAGGAATCATTGTATTATCATTACTAGATTTTTTGGACACAAAAATGTTACAATATACAATTGCGAATATGACAGCAATAATGACTGCGATAAAATAATATGTGCCTAAATAAGTATTTGTTTGCGTAAACAAGTTAAGTATTGACAAAAATATAATATAACTTCGTTTATAAGCAAATGTGTCGCGAATAAATGAGAATACTCCCTTAGATTCCGATTTACCAGCTCCTGAATCACCTGAATAAGTGTCATTCAATTTCACTCTATATTTTGCTAATAGAGGTTTAAAAAATGTATAGAATGTGACAAATACTGGTGAAAATAACATCATAGATACTAAAAAGTAAAAGGTTAGTCCTATTGTTGTAACTATCCACTTCAAACCAAATTTAAATTTTTCCCAAAATGTTATATCATCTGGTTTCTTTTGTTTTACTATTCCAAGCACTGATAATAATCCTGGAGGTGGTGGACCAAAATCAGTTTCACCATTTTTTTCTCGTGTTTTCATTTCCAAAAATTCTAGTCCTTCAGTTAAAGAAAATTTTACTTTAGCCAAGGAGGTAAAATGTCTCCAAAAACTGTTACCTAAATTAAAGAGCATTAAAAATGGCAGACAAGATATTCCAAATAAACCAAACAAAAACATAGCTACGGATTCGTTTAATGAGCTAGCCGATCCGAATACTGTTTGGATAATATTAAAACTAGAAGAAACCATCTCATTTAGTACATCAGAACGCCACAAAGAAATATTAGTAGACTTCCAATCAAGTTTTTTATTCAAAGGTTGAGTCGCATCAAATAAACTTTTAATATAACCACCCTTGAACGTTTTTTCAAATGCCTTTTCGTCAAAAGTAGCTTGCTGAGAATATGCGCTTATTGGTGATTGTCCTATCATCCAACCAAGACCTTTTAGTCCAAATTCTCGCACTATATTCATTTCAATCTCCCCAGATGTAACCTTTTCAGTATTATCATCACACGTATACGGTTTAAATAGTGGGTTTGTTGGTAAAATTCCTGATTGTGCTATTTTAGCCATATAAAGTCCAATGGACCCTAGAACAACAAAACCAATAATAATACCAGTTGTTACGCCAAAATTAGCAAAAAACTGTTTAAAATTTGGGTCTTCTGTTGGATCATTTGAATTTTGTACATTATCTATCGCATCTGTTGACATTATTTATAATAAATATATATTAAATTTATTATACCATTCCTTAAATATAAATTATTTTTATATTGTATAATGTCAACAACATTTTTAAATAAAAACAAAACCAATATTTTGTTAGCTGGATTATGTATTTTATTTGCGTGGTTAATTATCAATTGGTTTCGCTATCTAATGAATAATTACTTTATCTTAAAAGGAACTAACAGTACAAATACAAATACAAGTATAATTAGAAGTGCTATTTTTTCGCCATTTCGCATTGAAAATGCTCAATGGCAACAGTTTCCTTTACTCATTTCCGCCCACAGAGTGGGTGGTTTAAATGATAAAAGGTGTAAAGAAGGCTTTGAACAAAATATATACGACGTCAAAACATACGACAACCAATATACACATAGTATTGACTTGCCTATTAACACTGACAAATCTTGCTCTAATTTTTGCGGACCGGATGCTAGATGTTCTAAGACTAAAGGTCAATGTTCAACCGATTCCGATTGCTGGCAATTTGGTTGCCAATCAATGCTAAAACAGCCACCCGAAAAGGTTGATGATGGACCTGAAGCCGATTATGATGCCGGTATATTAACATACAATCAGACACCTCAATATTCTTCTTTAACGACAGATATGGGGTCAGAAGCAACCGTTATTAACGCAAATGCCGAAGTGCCTATATCTTACGACGGTGTACCAGTTTGGCAAGAGGTCTATGATCAGCAGGCGAGAATGCTAGACGATGAATTGGCGTATCAGTATTCAGCTGAGCCACAGCAATATAGAACGGCTCCAGCTTACCCAGTGTCAACAACAATTACAGGGGCGTATTATGATCTAGGACCGACGCCGTCCAATGCCACCTTGTCCACCTTTTAAAAGGTGGAGCCAAAACTCCTGAATAAAAAACACATTTGTTTCTTTAAGTTAAAAATAATATTATATTGTTTCTTTAAGTTAAAAATAATATAATAATATTGTTGTTCCATTATTGTATGTTTGGCTCCACCTTTTAAAAGGTGGATTAAAAGGTTCACGAAGTTAAGACAAGGTGGAATTAGGTCGCATACATTAGTCCCACATTGCCGCCAATAAAGTGTACAATATTGATGCGCTCTTCAAACAGCATTAGATTAAAATTGTAATCATAAATACGCCAAGTGGGTTTATTGACACCAATAACCTGTTTTGTTATAGGATCACAAATGGTTAAACTCTGTGCCAAGGGATCCAGTGGCGGAATAATTGTCGTAAATTCCAACTCTATTTGTGTAAACCGATTCATATTTATTGCGCCCGATGGCTGTAAATTTGAATTATTGGAATGGATGCTAAAATTGTAGCAATAAAGACCTTGAGGCGCATTACCACTCGTCCTAGTATATTTCTCAATGTAGTTATAAACTCCCGCTGGCTGAATATTTTCACGATACGACCCATCTAACAAAATACCCATTCCGACTAAAATTTGCTTATCATTCTCGGGTGAATAATTTGACGTAATTAGCAGACCCGTGAGGTTGCCATTTGGATTTACTCCGGGTCCTATATAGGTAGGCACCAAAATTGGTGGTTGAGATCCATCGGAGCGATAAATAAGATAATTACCTGACGCTGATGCTTGGACTACATCTAGAGGCATATAATTGTAGGGCCAATTGCTGTAATTAGACCACTCATTGCGCAAATTGGCGTCACTGCGCTGAAAATAAAACATCCAATTAGACACCATACCAAGCGAATCAAGTTCCACCTTATTAGGTCCAGTCACATTGTAAAATATCTGCTCGTGAACCTGTTTTATTAAATATTTCTGCTCTTCCATAGCAAAGAGACGCTCTTCATCATTGGATAAGAAGCCGTATGTACAATTTAAATGCACATCCGCGTTCCATAATGTTCTAGTATCAAGATAAGAACCAATACATAAGTCAATGTCGGGGGGTGGTTGTATAAAACGATGGAATTGCATATACCACGAATTAAAATTGGGCGCTATATAAGGATAATTATAAGCGTAATCAAACACATCACGGATTTGAAATAACTCATTAACTGGTCTCATTGTGACGATAATATGTAACTCGTTATATTGGAGCGATGTCAAAGGAAAAGCCATTTGGCTTTTAAGACCGAACCAACCATTTAGGGGAATATACAAAATGCGGCCACGAATAGACGGCTCAGGACCAGCTAACGCATCCGTGTAAAACGCATTTGGATACGAGTTGACACGTGAGCCAGCATTCGCGGGATCATTTATTTCCGTTGTATTGCCACTCATTACGTCAAACAATTCTTTCTTATCGGTTGAAAAATCACGCTGAACAGCTGACAGTAAGTAATCACCGGAATATTCCTGGAGTGTATAATTACCGCAAGTGATACTGATTTTTGAAATCATTTTTGCTCCTAAATTTTCAATCCATTTGAATTCATAAGGAGCCCATTCCTGAGTTGTAGCATCCTGTTGTGGCGGCATAATTGGACTCCAAATGCTCGGTAAAGCAACCGACAAATAGCAGTCCATTAGTAAATCAGCATATCTAGGTATTTTGAATGTGAATGTAGATTGCTCAGATAGTCGTAATGTTTTAGAACCTTCAAAATCAACACGAAACTTTTGTAGACCAAAATTAGTGTAGTGAGCATAAGTTGATTTGAAAAACGTTTTAGAAGGATTACCGTTTAAAACTATATTTTGTTGTCCAACAGATACAAGATTCATAAGTCCTCCTGGCATTTAATTGTAATTATAATACTAACATATTATTTTTTTAACTAATTATAACTAGCATAATATTAATATTAATTTAACAATGAATTTTATTATTATTTTATACAATTAATATAATACAGATAATGGCACAACAACCACAACAACAACCAAATTTGTCAGGAGGACTAAATAAAGCAGGTGACGTTGTTAAAAAAGGTATTAATGATTTATTAGAAATGCAAGAAAACACAGCAATTACATTGTTGACATTCTTAACATTTTTAACTATTATAATGGCATTCTTATATTATTTCTATTTTAATGGCACTGGCACGGTTGGTGGTATTTTTATGATATTAATACTAACAATAATGCTTAGTATAATTGGTCAAGCGGTTATGGGAGCATCAGGACTGGCTGCTGGCGGTATTATCGGCGCAGTAATCGGTATTGTAATATTTACAAAGATGATAAATGGTAAGGCTCAACGTAATTGTAATATAATGGACACTGTATACGGTGAAAAGAACACAGCAATAACGTCATTAAGTTTTTCAAATGGATCTAGTAGCGGAAGAGAAGAGTTACAACCCTTGTGTTATTATTACATTAAAACCGCATATAACTGTTGTAGCGGCGGCAATTATAGAAATGATTATGTTTCATTATGCTCATTACAAGATCTATTGAAGCAAGGTGTAAGAGGTTTAGACTTTGAAATTTACTCAATTAATGATGAACCAGTTGTCGCCACGTCCACTGTAGACAATTATTGTGTCAAAGAGACATTCAACTATATTAAGTTTAGTGATGTAATAAATACAGTGGTTAATAATGCTTTTACTGATAATAGTCCAAATCCGAATGACCCTATTATTTTCCATTTGAGAATAAAGAGTGAAAACAAAGCAATGTATAAGAATTTTTCACAGATGTTACAAAGCATTGGCAACCGTCTAATGGGTCCTGATTATAGTTATGAATATAAAGACGACCAGGGACGTATACGAAATTTTGGCGATGTAAATATTTCTAAAATGATGGGCAAAATTGTTATTATTGTGGATAGAAGTAATACGACTTGTTTATGTGATGACTGTGAAGAAGATTGTGGTGAATTTTACGAGTTTGTAAATATGACAAGTAATTCTACATTTATGCAATTATTAAGGTACAGTGATATTGAATATACACAAACACCTGATGATTTAATTAATCAAAATAGACGAGCAATGACAATTGGAATACCGAATAAAGGCGCCAATCCGAATAATCCAAGCGCTGCTGTTATGCGTTCATTAGGCGTTCAAATGCTCGCTATGCGTTATCAAACGGTTGACGCAAATGTAGAAGAAAATGATATGTTTTTTAACGAAGATGGACACGCCTTCGCATTAAAACCATTAAAGCTAAGACCTATTGTAACTGTTATTGACGACCCAGTACCACAAAATCCAACATATTCATATGAAACAAGAACTGTGGAGGGATCGTTTTATAAATTGGATGTTTAGACTTCTTAGAGACAATTCTAAAAATAATATTTTAACTGTATATATTATAATATTATTATGAAAAAAAACATTTGTGATTCAACTATGAGTTTTGAAGAGTGTGAATTAGCAATTCTTCGTTCCGCAGTGGATAAAGCCGAGGAACGTCAAGGCCGAAAAGAAGCTAATTCACCTGATATTAAAAGAATAATTAACATTGTTGAAGCCTTTTTACGGAAGAAAAAAGCCATTTGTTATGGTGGCACTGCGATCAATAATATATTACCAAAACAAGATCAATTCTATAACAAAGACATTGAAATTCCTGATTACGATTTTTACAGTTTTAACGCACTCAATGACGCAAAGGAACTTGCTGATATTTATGTAAAAGAAGGTTTTTTTGAGGTTGAGGCTAAATCGGGTCAGCATTACGGCACATTTAAGGTATTTGTTAATTTCATTCCGGTTGCTGATATTACTATGTTGCCCAAGGAATTATTCAACTCTATTAAGAAGGAGGCCATCAAAATATCCGGAATCTTATATGCGCCACCCAACTTGCTTCGGATGGGAATGTATTTAGAACTATCGCGTCCTGCCGGTGATGTGTCTCGCTGGGAAAAAGTGATGAAGCGCTTAACACTGCTTAATAAACATTATCCCTTAACCGCTAGTCAATGCGCACACATTGATTTCCAGCGCAAAATGGCCGATGATAAGAAAGCAGATGAGATTTACGAAAATGTTCAGAAGACTTTAGTAGATCAAGGTGTGGTATTTTTTGGCGGCTATGCTATTTCTATTTATGCCAAATATATGCCTAAGCAGTTACAGCGAAAACTACAAAAGATTCCCGATTTTGATGTTTTGTCCGAGGATCCTTTAGTTACTGCTCAAATTGTGAAAGAGCGATTGAATGACATTGATATTAAAAATGTCAAGATTATTAAGCGGCCTTCAGTGGGTGAAATTATTGCGCCGCATTATGAGATCCAAGTTGGTAGTGATACTGTCGCGTTTATTTATGAGCCACTAGCGTGCCATAGTTACAATATTGTCAAAGAGGATGGTTATGATGTTAAAGTGGCGACCATTGACACTATGTTGAGTTTTTATTTGGCGTTTTTGTATGCGGACAGACCGTATTATGATAAGGATCGTATTTTGTGTATGTCTAAGTATTTGTTTGAAGTACAGGCAAAGAACCGGTTGGCACAAAAGGGCGTGTTGCGGCGATTTTCAATTAACTGTATGGGTCACCAGGAGACAATTGAAGAGATGCGGGCTGAGAAGGCTGAGAAATTCAAAGAGTTAAAAGATAAAAAGAAGACACCTGAATATGATTCTTGGTTTTTGCGTTATAGACCGACTGATACAAAAGAACAAAAAAGTCAAGATAAAAAGGAAGGAAAGGAAGAGAAAGATTACGGTTCTAGTAGCCAAAAGACCAAATCTAAAAGGAAGAGGAGCAAGAAGACCAAGAAACGCAAAGGATTCTTCAACCTTTTAAAAGGTTGAGTCAAACTAACTTTTTTGAAATATTTGTGATTGTTTGAAATATTTGGCTCCACCTTTATAAGCGAAGCGGAAAAGGTGGATTTAAACGTGCTCATTGAGTTTTAATCTGGTTATAAACCGCTCTTTATCTTGTTCCTCATTCATATAAATATTGATTATCTCAGCAGGGGAATAGAACTTGTCATTGACTTGTTCTAACACTGTTGGGTCCATATCTGCTTCAAACAAGTGCTTATACATTTCGTAAATTACTTGCCTACTCGCATAAGATAGTTCTAATGTGATATCAATGCGCCCAGGGCGTTTTAGAGCAGGGTCCAAATCATTATAATGGTTAGACGATATTATCATAATACGTCCCGGTGTTTCACGAATACCATCCCATAAATTCAATATATCATCCAGTGTAATCGGATCATCATCTGTAACAGCTTTGCTCACTGTTGTTGTCATAATCCCCTTTTTTGTTGATTCCTCCATTTCAGCAATGGTCTCAAGTAAATCACCCATATTGACTTTGGAAGTCATTGTCATCTCATCCAAATTCAATTTTCGCCCTATACCAAGACTAAAATCTTCTCTATTTTTATTATTCTTATTTTTCTTCTTCTCTCTATCCATCACAATATCACCAATACAATCAATATCCTCAAACACAATAATCTTTTTGTCAAATGTAACACTGTGTCGCTTATTATCATCATTATATCGTTCTTCAAAAAAGATGTTATCTAGTTGTTTCTTTGTCTTAATTAATTTCAAAGATATACATATAATATTACGTCCAGTATAAGTAGCAAGTGCTTTAATAAAAGACGTTTTACCAGTACCAGGCGGCCCGTGAATACCAATACCAAGTGAATATGGGATACCCTTGCTATAATACCAGTCCTTGTTTTTCAAGAAGTGATCAATCTTTTCCATTGTAATCATTTTCTTATCAAAAAATAAATTATCAAATGACCGCGTACTTTCAAAAACAACCTCAGACCATCGTTCCGAGGGACTGTCTTCAAACTTGAGATTTGTTAGTGTATATATAAACTTTTTATCCTTGCGAGTTTGTTCCAAAGATGAAACATATTTATTTGTTATATCTTCAACAAATTGTTTAATAGTTTCAATCTCATTTTTATAAGAATACAACTGGATAATAATACGTTCTGTCTTTTGTGAAATGGTTCTTTTCGCAGATCCTTTGTTTTCATTATCACCTGAAGTTTCACTATCAATGTATGTGTATGCATATATATCAAGCTTCTCCGAAATAAGAAACTTGTCCTTTTGATTTACCATATAAATCCCCGTATCGTCTTTGGAATAAATATTTTGCGAAACCATATGTTCCTTTATAGAATAGATTGTTTTGTTTTCCTTAACATTTTCTATAATATGGAACCAAATTGCCTTGAAACAGTCGCTAAATGAAGTTGTTTGGTGTATTTGGTTATCATAGTAATTTGTATTACAAGATATTTTACCCTCGTATTCAACTACATTTTTCTTGGTAAAATAATGAATAATATATTCATAGTTTAATATTTTACTGATTTCTAGATTGTCCAACACATTGTTGTTGAGCCATTTAAAGAAATAATTCATACTGCTAAGTAAAATAGTTAAAATTATTGTATCCACAATTCGGTTACCAGTTTGTATACTATTAAGTAATACCATATTTGTAGCGCTTCTTGTTGCTTCTGTATTGATTTCCATAATAATTTTATATAAATATTATAGCGTGTATAATATTTAAGTAATTGTTTTGGTAATATGTTAGTTATTTAATTTTTTGTATTATTTTGTTGTAGCGGACCTGAAACCTAATCCAACACTTACATAATGGAAAAATGGCAATCGTTCAGCTATTTTACATTTATGCGTATCACTAAATACTTGAAACCAAGACAAATCATTCCTCTTGTGTAGAGCAATTGTAATTTCACCGCGATAAGCAACGAGTCCCAAAACCATAAATGTAATTATAAAATAATACAATATATTTTCAAATTTATTAATTATTGAAAATTGATCAGGGTTTATCGGAAACAAACGCACTTTAAATGGCCAATCCAATGTTATCCAATATGCGTGATCATCATAAACTTGTTTATCAGCATTGTTAGTTATAGTTGAACCTAATTCCAAATAATATTCCTTGTTCAGTTCAATAAAATATACCAAAACTACCAGACATATAATTGCTACCATTACTCTAAAATCCAAACGTATTGATAATAAAAATATGAAAAAATAAGCAAATGTGTATAACAATTTTTGAATTGGTGGAATCACTTCTAGATTACCTGTATTAGAAACAAGAGTCACTAGAAAATAGAATAATCCAAACGCAATAATTGTTTGTACCATTTTATTGTTTTGTACAAAATTCTTCTGATTACACGTAAATAAACCTGTAATAAAATTGCCCAAAATTAATAAATAAAATATAGCAACAGACTTCAATAAATCTGCTTGATATAATGAAATGTCTTTAAATATTGACATTTATATTATGATTAGATTATATTATATTATATTAAAATTAAAATTTGTTAAATTGTGCCATTGACTTGGTCAATGAGAAATAGATGAAGCCGAACATACAACTGGTAAATATGAGACCATTCAAGTTATAATTTCCGTCATTGCTACACAAAAATGGTATATATTTAAATATTAATTTACGCATTATTGGCAGCTGAAACACAAAATATAATATTGCTAGCAATAACGGTGCCTGAATATCATCATAAATTCTATCCAATGTATTTTTAACACGTTCCTCTGGATAATCATATTCAGCTGGCTCATCTTTAATATAATCTGTATGATCAGGTGATGCTTGCGGTACATAATTTGCTTTAATTTCTGGGTCGTGTGTTAGTTGTTGAGTATTTTGCGGAATATCTCTGCTTGGAAGCGAGGTTGCGCCAGCAATGCTGGCTTGTTGTAGTCCATTTACGATCTGGCTAATTGTGGATTGATCAAGAGACATACTTTGAGACATTTGCTGTTGCTGTTGCTGTTGCTGTTGCTGTTGCTGTTGAGGGATTACCTGATTTTTATAACTGGATGTTTCGTTTGCTACTAAAGATATATTTCCGCCTATACTACCACCGCCAGTAGGATCTGTGGGTAAATCATTGATACTAGTTGTGTTTAATGAGGACATAATATATTATCTAAAGATTGCTGTAAACTAATAATTACGCAAAACTAACAACCTTCTTTTTATTATTACATTTTTCTGCGTTCTTCTCTAATTTGTAGCATTTTCCGTCAAACTTGTAAATTTTATCATCAATTTCTTCAAGAGGGGGCGCTTTTGTTATTATACAATTTTTCCCACTACACATTTGTCTAAAAAAAGTAGCCAGTCCTAAACCTAATATAATTGACATTAGATTTCGTCCTGTTACACTATTAACAAATTTGGATAAATACATAATTTATTTATATTATATATTTATAATTTTTTTAACAGTTATTTTTATCTGAGTTTATTAAGTTGAAAGTCTTAACTTAACCGTTAACTTTGGACAGTCGTTAACTTTGGACAGTCGTTAACTTTGGACAGGCACTGTATGTATTTTAAATGGATTCAACGGACATTTTGTTTCCGTTGGCACAAATTTGAAACACTGGTCTGTATTATCTTTATATTGTGTTTTTGTATAATTTGACGGTGATGGATATATATAAATTGTCTTTGTTTCGGGTCCTAAAACATACACAAAAAATAATCCTATGGCAAAAGTGATTATAAAAAGTGGAATATTTATATATTTTGTTAGCATTTATATTATATAAATATTTTTAAATAAGAAAATAAATTAAGTTGAATGATTAACCTTGTAATTAAGATCTAAAATCAACAACTTTCTTCAACATATGTTTTAATATGCCAAACATTGGCTTAAAATCCTCTTCATTACTAGTCTCTTTCTTTGGCAAAGCATCAATTACTATATTTCTCTGCTCTATAGCCAAACGCGCAACCAAATCATTTAATACTGGGTTACCAAAATCCAATTCTTTGCCTTCTTCTGACACCTTTGGCGGTAACAAAATATCATCTGGTATTACAAAGTCTCTAGGCACATTTCCAGGGGTTTGTCTAATTGCTACAAATTCATCCATTGTTTTTCTCATCCAAGCAGGGTCTTGAACCAAGATTGCCTTGTATTTTGGAGACAAGGCTCTCCATATTGAAGCATAATCCGGGTCAGGATCAGTCCAAGTAACTTCTTCGCCGTTAATTGTAAAATTATTATTTGTTTGCGGCGGTGATTCAGGGTTGTATTCAGGTGAATTAGGCGCATACAATGGTGTATCTGATAAAACAATTTCATCTTCTCCTTCAATAATGAACTCCAACTTCTTCATCTTTTTCTTTGTCTGAGTCTTGTCTTCAGCCATCGCCTTGGTTCCAGTTTCTTTTAACCCGGTAACAAAAGAAACTACTTTGGCCTCAGAACTGTCGCTCGTTTCTAAATTTGATAAACTGTTTTTTATTTGGTATAATTTATATTCTAAACTGTCTTGATCATACTCAAGAAAACATTCGTCATATTTTAATCCTTGAATCTCTTTTAAACGCGGCACCATCTCGTCATTGTAAAACTTAGCGGCTTCGGTCATAATTGCTTCATTACCATCCTGATTGAATTGTTGTACCATTTGTTTAAACTGAGTCAAGTAATCATTACCAAAAATGGTTACAGATTTTCGCAACAATTCCTCCTTTTCAGGGTTATTATTAACTAATATATTTTTTTCAATAACATATCCCGTCAACATTGACGTGTCTTTCAATTCAGTAGACATACTAGTAAAATTATCTATTCCATTTTCTTCAGGTGTGTATCCAAACATAATATTGTATTTCTCCTTTATAATATCTGTTTTCAACTTGTTAATATCCCCTTCATATTTGGAAATTTCATCAGAAAATGTATTATATTTAGCACTTACTATATTGATATTTAAAGGACACGGAGCAGTTATGTCTCCACATTTAACTGTAAAGACGCGTTCTGATATTTTTCCAATAATTGAAAATGTGGTTCCTACATTTCGTTTACAATTCACACACTCCGCTTTAGGCAATTTAGAATATTCTACACGTTTTTCACGTTTACTCTTTTTCTCAGCCTTAATAATTGGTTTAATGTATTTTTCATAATAAGACGTTTCGTATAAATTTTTAAGCCGGTAATATTCATTAGTAGCATCTTCAACACTTATTTTTTCAGTCATTATAATTTATAAATATATAAATATAAAATTATAAATTTATAACCTAAATATTACGATTTATTTGGCCTATAATAGTCTTATTTACTTCCTCCAATTCACTCTCCCAATGCGGTAGTCCAGTAATTAGTTCCTGTTGGGCACGCAACTTGGCCTGCTTAAAATTTCGTATTTTAGTCAATATATACCGCTTTTTCTCTTCTTCCTTCTCCCGCATTTCCTCTCTAGATAATCGTCCCTTATACTTGTATAAAAGTAAAACTCCTAAAATCAAAAGGAATACGATTAACATACTTATATTAAACAGCATATTATGATGACTTTCTTTGAAAGTATGACATTGTTTTAACGTAGCATTCAAAAAGTATTTTACACCTGGCTCGGTCAACATAGGTTTAGAATGTTCATCATAAAAACTCATATTAAATACCTTTAAAAAACAAAAAAAAATTATACCAATTATCTATATGGATATATCATTGTTATCTTTACTATTTTTTATAATTATAACGATTGGTTATTTTTTGGCTTTAAAACCAAAATTAACACTGGATCAATTAGGGCCTGATTGTTACACCGACTATAAGAATTCTATATTTCCTAAACTTGCTCTGTATCTCTTGATTGTATGCTTGACACAATTTCTTTTAAATACTGCTTACTTAACTAACAAATGTGGTGGCGAGGTTAAGAACAATATTGGCCCCGCTGCGTTATACACGTTTTTTCCGTGGCTCATTATTTTTGGCATCATAATTGCGATTCTAATTATTTTTCCGGGGTTCAAAAGTGCGTTTTCAGATGTGATTGGATACTTTGCGATTGCTGGGTCAGCAAAAACGCTGTTTGCGAATATTATGTTAGATGCTGACCTTAATGCGAAAATAGCAGGATTATCAGATACAAAAAAGAAAGCGGAAATAACAACCGCCGCCGATACTCTAGTTAAGATGCTTGGGAATAAATCTATATTAATTAATCAGATCACACCAGACAACTTTTTGAGTTCGTGGGATTTATTGAAACCGCTTATGAAGGATACCATTATAGGCCAAGTTGAAGTTGATAATAAAGCCAAGTTGTTAGATTTGGTTGTGCTAAAGGATAATATAGGTGAGGCATTCTGGTATGTTTACACTGCTATTTTGATTTCATCCGTTGTATATTATAATTTAGCTAGCCGAGGGTGTGTTAAGAGTGCTGCTCAAATAAAAGCAGGATATGATAAATATCAAGAAGATCAGGCAGCAAAGGAAGCCGAAGAAAAAGCAAATACTGCGACAGTTGTATTAAATTAAATTAAACAATTTTGGGATATGCTAAATAATACAACACAAACAAATAACATAAAATGCCTAGAATAATTGATAATAGCCAAATTGGCAAAATTGTCTTGTTTTTATAGCCTACACCAAACTCTCTTAAGCTGCCATCTGGTTTATATAAGAATACTGGTTTTATTGTATGTACAAACCAAAATAGTATGACGAATAAAACTATTGCGGCTATTGTTACATTTTCTGCTATAAATTGTCTTAACATTGGTTATCTCTAATATATCAATATTTAAAAAACTATTAGGTATTAACCTTTTTAAAAATATAAATTATCTAAATAATTTATTTATATAATTTATATTGGTTCACATTTACTTGTTTTCTTATTCCATCGTGTTCCGTTTGGACATCTAGATCTTTTTACTGTAGGTTTACTTTTTGTTTTTGATTTAGATGATGAACTTGATGATGAAGAACTCTTAGACTTAGACTTAGACTTAGACTTTGACTTAGACTTAGACTTAGACTTTGACTTGAATAAGGAAGATGAAAAGGGTGATATTGGTCTAATTTCTTCCTTGGGTGGTGAAAGGGATGATATCGGTCTAATTTCATCTTTTGCAGGTGAAATAGAAGGAATTGGTTTTAATGCCGCCATAATCGGTTCTATTTCCGATCTGTATCTATCATAAGTGGTCTCCTTGTAATGTAATATTGGAAACTTCTTAACATCATACTTTGGTTCTCTCTGAATAATTTCAAGCCAGTTGTCGCCATTTTCGTCCAAAGGGTTTTTAATAATATCCAGATGCTTGTATTTTGTTTCATTAAAATGATAAATATAAATATCTTTAACTGTTAATCCGTATTGTTTCAATATATGCGATCGTGCCTGATAATGTGATAAATTGTATTGAACTGGTAAATTGTAATATGAATTATTCACATATTCAAATAACGTCTCATTTGGATACTTACACTCGTGTTGAACAACATCTTGTATTTTTTCCTTGTATTTATTGAATAGTGTCATACTTGGATATATAAGCATAACTCCGCCATTTATTCGCCCCATTTCTTTACATTTTGAAAGCACTTCTTCGGGATTGTTGCGAATTTTTTGATTATTTTTTAAATTTGAGTTACCAATATAATATGTTAGTACAGCAGGCGTTTCTAAACCAAAAATATGATCAATATTTCTCATAATAACCATATCCGATTCAATAATACAGACCTTGTTGTACTTCTTTAATGTGTAAGCAAAAATAAAATTACACGTCCTTAATGTGTTAAAATTGCTGTATCCACTATTAAAAGATACGTCATATGTTATATTTCTATCATCATATGGAACTACCTCGGTTACTAATGGTCTTATTGCGTCCACAAACGCAGTGGGTGTGTCATTTACCGAATATAAATATATGATATCATTGTTTGTATTTTGACGCAACATTTTGAAAAAATACAGCTCTAATTCTAAATATACTGGATTGCTTCCAAAATGGATGATCGCGAAGGCATATCTTTCTTTTACTGCTTTTGCTACTGCTTGCGCTTGCGCTTGTGCTACTGTTTTTACTACTGCTGTAGGTGCTGCTACTGCTTGTGCTACTGCTTGCGCTTGTACTACTGTTTTTACTACTGCTGTAGGTGCTGATGCTGCTTGTGCTTGTGTACTTGTTTCTAGTTTTTTTATTAGTGAAGAAGGAGGTTTATATGAAGAAGGAGGAGGAGGAGGAGGAGGAGGAGGAGGAGGAGGTTGTTGTTTAGATTGACTTGTCTCTGATTTTTGTTGTTGTTGCTTATTAATTAATTCTTTAAAACTTTTCATTATTATTGTTATATTATATTGTGATTTTAAATATAATATAATTATTGATTGCTTGCTAAATAACCTTTAATTATTCTTTTATGTCGTCTAGTTTTATTTAAATATCTAGGATTTTTAGCTTTGTTTTCAGTTTTTGAAAGTTCTACTGGTATCATATCATCCCATATGCCTATTTTAGCTGTTATATTATATCCTATATTTTTTGAATTTTGGATTATTCCGCGGAACATTCCCGAAGAATTGTGATCCATAGAAAAATTACCCTGTTTATCTACTGCAATAATTCCTCCAGAACCACTTGGCAAATAATTGAATACCGAATCATGACACGCTGTTATTAAATCTTTTCCAGCATATTTTATTCTTGCTGCAATATCATAGGCGGCAACACGGCGCATAAATTCTTCACCCCAACCTGTTGCTGATACTGCACAAGTATCATTATTTGCATATGTACCTGCGCCAATTATTGGAGTATCACCTACACGACCACTCATTTTATTTGTAATACCACCAGTAGATGTGGCTGCTGCTAAAGTTCCTTTATATAAACAAACTGCTCCTGATGTACCAACTTTACTATTTTTATCAGATACAATCCTATCCGTTTTTACTCCAGTAGAAAAATATGAATTATTAACCATTGTAAGACCATTTTGTTTTGCAATATTCTCGGCTGCTTCTCCAATAATATAATTATGGTTTGTTTTATCCATTACTAATCTTGCTACTGAAATGGGATTTTTTACTCTTTGTATTAATGAAACTGATCCACATTTGAGTGTTTTTCCGTCCATAATTGCCGCTTCTAATTCGTATGTTTTTTTGTCTGTTGAAACTGATCCTTTACCTGCGTTAAATAATGGATTATCTTCAAATAATTTGACAGCAAATTCACAAATGTCTACTGCTGTTATATTTGAATTTGTTTTAATAAATTTATAAATATTATTAATTATAGATTCAAGTGCCGCATAATATGACTTATCATCAATATTTTTACTAATATCTCCAGCGCCTCCATGAATTAATACACAAAACTTAGATAGGGATTTATTTATTTTTTTGTTTTTAAATGTTTTCATTATATTATATTGTGATTTTAAATATAATATATTATTTTTGCTCTCTAAATATTTACTAATCATCATAAGCAAAGTTATTATCATCTCCATCACCATCATCATTATCACGGTCTCCATTAATATCATCATCATCATCCATACCGCCCATCCTAAACTCATCCGCATTAGCAAATTCATCCGCTTCTATATCATCCATCGCTTCATCTAAAAATATGTCCACATTTTGGTCTGTAACATTTACGTTTTTCCTCACATTTTTCTCCACTTGAGCAATTTTCTCCATCATATCTTTCTCCTGGTCATAATTCTCCGGGTCATATTCTTTAATACCTTTATTTAAACCCTTAGACCAAACACCCAGCTTATTGATTTTCAAAATAGTATCAACTTCGCGCTCTTCTTCTGATAAATTCTTAAGACGATCTGTAAATGTGTATTTCTCAGTTTCTTTTAATTTAAATACCCGATCCATTACCGTTTTGTAAGATAAATCAATTGTATCCTTTGAATCCATCATCATTGTAATATAAGAAACTAACAAAGATGCCACATTTTCCTGTAATTTAACCACATCGCCTTCCATATATTGCTGTTCAGTCTCTGTGAATCGCAGTTGCTGCTCTACTAAAAAGTCTGAACTAAATATATCATCTTTGTCACTTTTTGATTTAACTAACATTCTTGTAATCATTTCGGGATTCTTTGCTAAACTAATATATTCGGTAAAAACTAGCAGCATATAATACTCATACAATAATGTAGACATTCGCTTATCAAATATAGAATAGGTGTCAATATCGCCCACTCTTATATTTGTTAGTGCGGGTGTTTGTTCAGATAGTAAAACTACAGCAGCACATCTACTTTGTATTTCATAGAGTAGATTCTTAATTGTACTATTATCATAGAATTTTCGCAATGGCTCATAATATGACTCCACAATATTTTTTAGATCCTGACCGTGTTTTTGAGATAAACCCCAATATGCTGGAGGAGCCATTGACTGGACCTGCTTATTTAAGATCATTGTTGGTAAAACAACTGAGAGCAAAGAGATGAATGTTTTGAAATAATTAATATAATTGTACATTCCGTCATCTGAAATAGAATCCGTTGTCTTAACTTCTTCTTCTCCTTCTTCTTCTTCTCCTTCTCCTGTTTTGTCAAAATCCCAATTTGTTAGTTCATTCAAAAAAGCAACAACCTTTTTAAGATCATTCCTTCCAATCTTTGATTTCCTTTTAACAAAATCTATGACTTCTCTTCGCATTTCTGTATTAGCGCGATCTAAATAATTCTTCATAGTTCTCATATCCTCAGTATCTTCCTGTATTGACACGTCATATGTATCTAACAATGTCTCCATTTTGTCTCTGAAAACACGAGCAACAACTTGTTCATCATTTTCGTCCATTTTTACAAGCAACTTACCCAATGTATCTGAATAAGATGGTCTATTAAATGCTAAGGAAATGGGGATTATGTTTTCCCTACTAACAATTTGAAACATACGCAAAAATGCCTCCTTGGAATAATTGCGTCCTTCACGTTTCAGCTTAGCAATCTTTTCTTGTAGTGAATCATTCTTTGATAAGTAATCAGGTTTGCTTACACAAATTGTGGCCAATTCATCACTCATTGGCACCGACGATTGAAACCTACATAAATCAATAAATGCTCTGTAAATTGTATCCTCGCTGTAAGCATTTGGTATCTCAGGAAAAACACGTTTGGTATCAACTTCACTCAGCATAATTGCGCTCTCTGTTAAAATCTTGACATCATTCATTACCTTTGACAATTCCCTGACAACATTATTATTTACTTCAATATTGGGGTTCTCCTTGACAAAATATTGTAATGCTGTTAGTGTACCATTTTCCTTGTCATTACAGCAAGCATTGTCCATAAAAGGCTGATTTGACGCTTTCATTAACAAATCCTTCTTATCAACTATTTGCTGTATTTCTTCCTGAAGAGCAAGCGAATAAGCAATAATTTTGGACTCTATAACTAACATATCTTCAATTTGCTTAGGACTTCCAATCTTAATATTATGTAACATTTGGTCATTAAACCCGGAACTAACATTTTGTAGGCCTTTTACGTGGAAACGCCTCAATGGTGGCAAAAAATTGGTCCATTTGGCCATATTATGCTCATCCGGAATGCCAATTTCGGGATTCTGTAACAAATAATCAACTTTCTCTCTAATCTTCTGTTCCACCTCTGAATAAGGCAACAAGAATTTAACAGTAAACAGTTTAATACGATTTGCCAACTCTTCTTCTTTGATTCGTGCTAAGGAATCCCAAGGCATCGTCTTACTTCTCATTTTAAACGCAACACACGCCAAATATTTGAGACCAGTATCGTCACCCTCTCCCTCAAAGGGGAATCCACTAAATGATCTCACACAGCCCGGAAATGTTTTGCGAGTTTTTACAGAAGGAATACTCGTTTGTACACCAATCAAAAACATACCAAGTGTCAGCATCATAAGTGTAGAACTATAAACAAGGCCATATTCGGGCAATTTCTTTCCCTTGATCGCCGCCTGCTTCTCCTTCTCTCTATATACAGATTCCTTATCAATAATCCTTATATCACTCATTAGTTCAGTGACAACCTTGATAATAAAATCACTGGAATGATCAATATTGATTCCCATATTTGACGCAATAGAATGAATAATATTGAAGACCATTTGACCATCGGGCGACAACATTTTGGATTTATTTGACGCATTAGCAGCAGTAACATTGTTAGTATCTTGTTCCATAATATCACGACTTTTCATCTTGAAACCATCCTTGTATCCTTCTTCAACATCAGCATCAATTTGACATATTACTTCGCCACTATTAACATCTACCCAAGCATCACCATTGGCACTTAGACGGCCAATATCTTGTTTCAACAAATTTAAAACGTTTTCATAATTATCAGGAGCATTCACAAAATTGTAAGCTAAAATTGCTCTGAATTGCGGCATCAATTTTGTATCCGTGTCTTTACAATATACCCACCATTCGCTTTCCATTTCTCCATCGTGAACATTAGCCATCTCTGTATTACCGTTACGACCATACATTTCTACAAATCGCAAAATATCATTTTGCTTTTTAACAAAATCTTGTTGGCTTGTAATTAGATCACGTAATTTGGTATATGGACTAACAACCTGGGTTTTAAGCTCGTCTGATACTTGTAATCCAAGATTATATTGCTGCATATTGTATTTCAGATTCGCATCTAATTTCAATTTCTGTAGCCTAGCATAAATATCATCATAATAGAGCGCCTTAGCAGTTACAATTTTATTAAACTGTTCCTTTGTCATTTGATAATTCTTATCAAATTGATCCATAATTTGTTTTAAAGCATTGGAAACCATTGTGTCACGCGTGACCTCTGTTGACTCGCAAGCATCATCCGTCTTATTCGGCTTAAATAAGCAGTCTGTCTGGATATTACATAATACATCTTCGTCTTTAATAAACCACTGGGGATCAATATCTGTCGCTTTTGACCATTCATCATCTTTTCTGACATAATATTCAAGACCATTTACTTCGGAATTGGGACCGTCGCCTTCCGAAACTGAAAGCATCGCATATTGACCATTAGCCACCTTTTTAGCACGATTCACAAGTGTTTCAGCCATATACGCAGCAGTTCTCTCGTCTTTTTTGAATTTATTTGTTAGTTGATCAGTCAAGAAAATGATCATTTCCTCGGGATTTAATGAATCGCGTTCTTTTTTATAAGTAACATCAATCAATTCATAATTTGTATTATCAAAGTCCTTGTCAAAGTAAATATCGTTACCATTATCTGCTTCAAGCATTTCTCTAGAATAGTATTTCTTGGCTATTACATAAGAAGTACAAGTGTCCTCTGCGGCATTTTTCTCCAATTGCGCTTTTAACGCATCCTTATCGGCTTGAAAAATACTCTTTAACTCGTCTGGATACATCAATTCCATATTACTAAATGCGACTGAGTTATTGAATAAATTACCATAATCATCTACAGTGACTTTCTTCAACAGTTCCGAACTAGACATTGCGTATAATTTTGCTCGGTCTTGTAATCCATATGCTTCAAAAACGATCCCTCTTATATCCGGATTATTATCAAACAATTCAAAAAAATCATTAGTGTATTTGTTTGGTATTTTCATATTTCTTAAGACCGAAAATGCTCTGCTATATTCTACATATGTCTTGTTATATTCGCCAATTTTTTGCTTAATAAACTCGTTAAAATCAAGGTATTGCTTGTATGTCAAGTCATTGGAATACACTAGAAAGGGCTCCAAATAGGATATGATATTCACCATTGACAAACTACCGCCAATGTATTTCTTAACCAAATTGAAAATGATCCGGATCTTGGGGATAATAATCTTCAAAAAGTGTTCGTATATTTCTAAATTGGTAACGCCTTCGGGTCTTTCAAATGACGATAAGTTTAAAAAATAATCTTTGATATCATCTACAAAATTCTCATTCTCATATTCTATTTCGGTCTCCAAATCACTGATTTCAACCTTGGTATAATTGGTTTTCTGTTTCAGCATTTGCCAATAGTTCAAAAAATTAAGACCTAAATTTGCTTTAACTAACAAACTTGAGCCTGGTAAATTAATTTGTGAGAACCGGATTGCCGGTTCTGGAAGTGTTAGAACGGAATTGATTGACATATTATCATTTGGTGTTAGTTTGACACGATGCGCAATCATCTTGCTACCTTTTAAATTGGTTGCTTCTAGACGATCAAGACCCAGATTGTATCTCTCTATAACAAATTTTCTTGTTTGAACCTGATCATTGTCTACAACCGACGAATACAAGTCAGTCAAATTGTCTATGATTACGTTAATATCACTTGCCACGTTGCCATTTACAATAATGCCATTTGCCGCCGTAAATACGCTCTCAGACGCATCCGGAAACACTGGATCAAACGGCGTTAAATATGGGTTTACTGCGCTATAAAGCTCACTATATCTATTTTGCCCATCAGCAGTCGCATTTGCTCTGTAATTTTTAAATAATGTAGACAATTCTAATAAATCCTCATTCTGCTTGATGTAGAAAACATCATTTTCATTCTCTTTCATTTCAGGAGTGTAAACCTTCTTAATATTCTTAGCAACTAACATAATCCAGTAAAGAGTGTTCTTGAATTTTGACAAGTAATCAGCAAGAGGGCGATCATCTGCTGTCTTCTTTACGATGCCTGTAATATTATTGTTAATGTCAAATTTGGATGATAAATCACGCAATTGTAGAAAACGAGTAATCATTATATGGATGCTATTTAATACACTGGGTGTCCTTCTGCCACTAGGGATTGTTGAAACCATCTCCTCTAACAAGTCATTTGTTTGTGTTTCAATATTGAAACGATATTTGTCCTTGTCTATGTTTACAAACTCTTGGATCTTAACTATATCGCCAAATACAATTGCGTCGCCTTCTATTAGAAATTGCTTCACCTTATCTCTAATATTGCGCTTGGGGACAGCAATGTCTTCTTCTCGTATTTCACCTTCTTCTAATTCCCCTTCTTCTAATCCTTCTTCCAATCCTTCGTCCAATCCTTCGTCTAATCCTTCCTCTAATCCTTCCTTTTGTTTTGCGTCAGGTGGTGGTCTAATTTCAAATGTCTCAATTGGCAACTTTTCAGGAATGCCCTGATACGCAAAGTTAATGTAAATTGTGTCATCATCAGTCGTTCTTAATTCAATCATATCTTCTTCTAAATTAGTAATCTCTCCTGTAATCACTGTTGGATATTCGCCTCCAAAATATATATTGACCCACTTGCCTGGAACCAAATCATTTTGCCTGGCAAACCCATCATTTGGATTACGACTAATTATTTTGATTTCAGTAATCGTACCTGAACCAATTGTGCCATCCGATTTAATATTCAATTGCGTTTCTTCAAATGATTTTACATCCACCAACTTAATTTTTGTGGGATCTATATACGTAATAATAAACGTATTTTCATTTAATATTTCATTAGTGGGATCTAAAATATAAATGACATCACCTAGTTTTAGAATGACTTCTGCTTCTTCTTTAACTTGTACCGCTTCTTTAGATATGTCTAGTTCTTTTGATCCTTCGCCTTCTAATCCTTCTAATCCTTCGCCTTCTAATACTTTGACATCTTCTTCTTTAGATTCTTCTTTTTTTTCTCCTTCTTCTTTATTGGCTCCTGTTATTCTATTCACTAACGAATCAGCCGCCGAAGTAATTTGGCTTATAATACCCTTTTCTTCTTTTGCTTCTTCTGCTACTGGTGCTACTGCTTTTGCCTCTAAAATGTCTCCTATAGGTTTTACCGCTGTTTCCTTACTAATGTCTTTAATTGGTGAGTCAGATGATTGTGACATTATCTTATATTTATAATAGAAATTTTTTATCTATACGGAAATCTAATGGATATAATTTGTCCCAAATTAAAAGTAAAAAGGTTTAAAGACTACTTCAATAAATAATATAAATAATGTCACTACCAAGCGTTTATAATTTGTCTGAAATAACCGAGTTTGCTAGATTATTAAATGATAGTGCTTCTGATACTGAAGATAATAGTCCTATTAATATAACTAATTATTCTACTAAATCAAATGAGAAATATAGAATTGTGAGATACAATAGGAATTTTCTACATAAAGCACAAATAGGCAAATATGGTTTGTTCCGATCTGTCATCATTAATGATGCGAATCGTGTCGTATGTTTTTCACCACCTAAATCAGTACCCGCTGACCAGTTTTTACAGATGTATCCTTTACCAAATGATAATGATAATGATAATGATAATGAGAATAAGGAAAAGCCCAAGTCTATTATTGCGCAGGAGTTTATTGAGGGCACGATGATCAATGTGTTTTTTGATCCTTCTGTCGGGTTAACTGGCTGCTGGCAAATTGCTACACGAAGCACTGTGGGCGCCAATGTGACCTTTTTTAAGGGCGCGACTAAAACCTTTAATGAAATGTTTATGGAGGCTTGTGTAGCAAATGGACTATTCATTCATACTCTTAACCCAAATTTCTGCTACAGCTTTGTTCTACAACACCCTGAAAACCGAATTGTTGTGCCATTTTCCAAACCTCAATTGTATCTAGTTGACGTATTTCAAATCATTCAAGATTCTAATAATGTTGTAAAAGTCATTAGTCAAAAGATGTCCGATGTGAGGCAATATGGATTCTGGGGTCTAACGTCCATTCGGTTTCCCGAGACCTATGAATTTACGAGTTACACTGAACTAATTGAAAAGTTTGCCAGTCCAAATACACCCTACAATGTTCTAGGCATCGTTGTTCGCAATTTGGACACAAATGAACGCACCAAGTTTAGAAATCCAATTTATGAGGAGGTGCGTCACTTGCGAGGCAATCAGCCCAAGATGCAGTATCAGTATTTGTCTTTGAGACAGGCAGGCAAGATTCCCGAGTTTTTGAAGTTCTATCCGGAGACCAAGAATGAGCTGTCTGGATACAGAGATCAGCTACATATGTTCACAAACACGCTTTTCAAGAACTACATTTCGTGCTACGTGAAGAAGGAAAAACCTTTAAATGAGTTCCCTGCTCAATACAAGACGCATATGTTCAAGATCCACGAACACTATTTGACTAATTTGCGGGAATCAAAGGGATCAATAAATAACACATATGTCATTGATTATGTGAATAAGCTGCCATCAAGTCTTTTAATGTTCTGCTTGAATCATAGTTTGAGAAAGCGCAATGTGGATACTTTGAAGGCTGATTTGGTTTAAAGATTGTAAAAGTAAAATATATTATTTGTAAGTTTATTACATATAATATTCATAATTTAATTAGATACCTAGTTCATTTAATACTCTTAGTCCGCTATTATACGCCGCGTGAAGAGACCCATAATATATTGGATCCGTATGCTCACCTGCGAAAAATATAGTATTGCCTATATTTTGATATACCTTTTGAATATCAGCATCTGTAATATTGGCGTCGTGATAAGAGTATGCTCCCTTGCTAAAAATATCCTCTTCCCACCTAGTCACGTGTCAAGCTTTTGGCTCTGGAACCAGTGGATAATAGTTATGTAATTGTGTTAACATTGTTTCAATGATTTCTTCATCACTTTTGCCCACCAAATTCCATCCAATATTAGCCGGACAAATTGCCTCTAGAATTGGCTTATTCTTGGAAAACTTATAATTATTCCATAATATGTAGGGACATATGTCTTCTTTTTTATCTTTTACATCTTTGTTAGAATTTAAATAGTAATTTGTGCCACTTGTCTTTGGATTGTATGTCAAAAACATTGGCACATCATCCTTCCAAAACACGTCTTCCTTGGCAAATTCTATTTGGATCTTCTTATAGGAACCCATTTTGATTTTAGCTAGCGCTTCTGTTTTATTAGTTTCAAGTGGCGGAACAAAGTGTATATTCTTTAGAGGTTCAGGTGGTATTGTTATACACAATTTGTCACAATGATAAACTTGTCCAGAACTTGTGACAACCTCTACATAATAGCTGCTATAGTTTATATTTGTTACAATCTGGTTACACTTGATTTTATCCTGTAGATTTGGAATTATTGCTGAGTTTATAAGCGCTTCAATGAGAGTTTTGGCGCCATTTTTAAACAAATAATGCGACCCACCATAGTCGCCAAATAATGCGTTGTTATACTGACCTTTGTTATCATTTTCATTAATATTCAAGAAATCAGTTGATAATGTTTTAACACTGCCGCCACACCAGACTTCAATCATATATAAGAAACTGGACAGATCGTCATCTAATTCTATGTCTGATTCATATTCTTTACATTCACTATAACCTTGTTTGTTTGTTAGTTGCTCAAATGCTTCAATAATTGTTTGGTTAGGCATATTGCCCATTTTAGCTGCCAATTCATTCCATTTTGTAGCCAATTGTTGCCGCTTGTCTTCTGAAATAGTATGAGTTGACGACATATACTCTATTTCTGTATTCTCCGAGTGCATCCAAGGGTTACATTTTGAAACTGGGATCAGATTATTGAAATCTAGTAATTTGTTTAATGGGTTACAATCGGAACCGTGAAGCCAAGCTGCGCCCATATCCATATTTGAGTCACTTGTAAAAACACGGCCACCAATACGATCGCGTGCTTCTAAAATTAGTAACGGCTTATCCGCAATTTTTGACGCAATTGTCAACCCGGAAACACCAGCGCCAATTATTAGAACTGGATTAGAACATTTTATATAGATTATATGCCATAAACTATATAAATCGCCTATATCACAGCAATTAGCAAATTCTGGTATTTTATTAAGAATTGTTTTGAATTCCGAATATTTGTTATCGAGTAATAATAAGACTATTTCATTTGTTAGTTCAATACATTTTATTGGCTTGGTTTTATTAAGATTATTTTCAAATCCCAAATTATCTATCTCTTTAATAAACTCGTTTTTAAATGCGTATTTTTGAGAAAGTGTTTTGACTTCTTCTTTTAAAAAAGAAAATATTGTTTGATTTAAAATCATACAGAGATGTATATATTATCATTACAAAACATCTTTTAAATAATTATAAAAATAATATAAGAGTTTGTTAACAATTATATTATTCTGTTTAAATGGCGCAAATTGGTTCCTATGTGTATTTAATTGACTTCAAAGACGGGAGCGAACAAGAAGTACTAACAAAAAAAGAATTACAAGATTCTGTTGACGATATATACGACAATATATCGCAAATTGTTAAGCAATATAAGCTTCAATATAATGGTAGAAAAAAGAAGATTAATATGACGTTGTATTTGGAAACAGAGATTTTTTCGGCTGTAGAATATATTGATCATTATAAGAGCTTGTCTAAAGAAGAATATGGTACTAATTTTTTGAGTGATTTTGACATTGAATTAATCAATATGTTTAATTAATGGTTTGTTTAAGGACCACCATCTGCTGCTCTAGTTCCTGATTTTCGTTGTTCAACAGCAGCAAACTTTGTTCTGCTGCCGTCAAATAGCCCCTTGATCTGTTGTAAATTCTCAAGTATTTGCTTAAATATAGTTTTCAACATTTGCTTGACATATTCCTTACCTAAATTGGGCTCCACAATGGAAATGCGCAATAAACTATCTGAATCGTGAGGGTGCATCTTCTTGAAACCGACATACGACACCTTCTTTAAATCATTGTAATATATATCATAAATCTCATAATTCAATATGTTGCCAACTGTATAATCCTCATTCACTAGGATAACATCATAAGTATTTTCCATTGTCACGTTTGCTGGTTTTATTTCCATTTCATCCGCATCCAATAATCTCTGTTGTTCTTGAAACTTGTCTAGTAAAATTTCACACGACTTTATGATTAATTCAGTATTTTCGTAAATACCAACCGTCTGTAAAACAAAGTCAAAGCTCCTTCTCTTGACATAACGCATACCTTCAAGCAGTTTCCAGTTGGTGGACTCAAAGTTGACCTCATTCTCACTCTTGCCTTCCTCCTGCCATTTGTGCTTGCGAATGCCCAACTCAGTATTGATTTTGGTCTCATCCGGAGTACATCCATAAGCACAAGTAGCGGTTACATTAAACATACTATCGTCTCTCGCAGTAGACACAATGAGCTCACAAGTCAACTTGATACGCTCACCGGGCAACTCATCCGAAACCCTGGGTCTTAATTTCACAAAATCAATGAAATACTCGCCCTTGCCGGTGGGTGGAATATAAGGAGGGAATATCTTGCGCAAATCGGCTTCATCTAAATATGAGTCGGTTGTTGTATTTCGTATTCTGAAATCTTTAGTAGTAACATAGATTGAAGTATCAGTTTTATTCTCAACGTCAATCTCTAGCAAATAGTTCTTAAAAGGAATAGCCAAATCCTTAATACAGATCGGAATACAACTTAAGCGTTGTTTGATAATCTCATTGTTTAGACGACTTGTGTTGATTGAAATATTCGCTTTGTTTTCTTCATAGGGTGTCGTTTTGAAACAAACCACGGGAATATCCGAAAGAATAGTCCGTCTGATAGCATTCACATAACTAACATCTACACCAGCAATGGTGAATGTTAAAATATCGTCGGATTCCTTTAAATTTTCAAGTTTAGCACTCATTGTATGTATATTATATTGTTGTTATTTTTAAATAAGATTTAGTTCAATTTTATTTAAACAGAAAAATAAATTATTTTTAATAATAATTAGTTAAAAATAAGATACAAATAAACTTATTATAATTTAATGAGTAGCATATTGTATTATAGCAATTTCTGTGAACCGTCTAAGAAGATCATTCAGACAATATCTAAAACTCAAATAGCTAAAGATATTCATTTTATTTGTATTGATAATCGGGTCAAAGACCCATCTGGTAAGGTATTTATTGTTTTACAAAACGGGCAGAAAATTATTATGCCTGAGAATGTTAGTAAAGTACCGGCACTTTTACTTCTCAATCAGAATTATAAGGTGATTTATGGTGACGATATTTACGCCCATTTCAAGCCGACACAGCAGGCTCAAGTAAAACAAGCCACTCAAAATAATATGGAGCCGATGGCATTTGGGTTCGGTGCTTCGGCATTTGGAAGCGGAATCGTTTCTGATAACTACAGTTTCTTGGATCAAAATGACGAGGATTTGAGTGTCAAGGGTAACGGTGGGGTTAGACAAATGCATAACTATGTGTCACTCAATGATTCAATGAATATGACAATGCACTTGCCAACTGATGATACGGAATATAAAACGGATAAATTAAAGGATGGTGAAATGAGTGTTGAGGCACTACAACGTAAAAGAGAACAGGAACTAACAAATATTAAGTATACCTAATTCCACCTTTTTCCGCTACGCTTATAAAAGGTTCAACGAAGTAAGAGCCAAACCATCAAAGTGTTACCAAACCCCTGAAAATTGTATTATTATATTAAAATTGAACTGAAATAAATATAATAATATTGTAACTATAATTAGCTATAGAAAGAAATGGAAAACATAAAGATTCCTTATATTGTGATTGACAGACGTGAAAAAAGTGAAACTAGCATTGAATGTGAGTCTGTTTGTAAATATGAATTACAAGATACTTTATTGAAAGAATTACAAGAGTGTATGGAATATCACGAATTTCGCTTTGTTGATGAAGAGAAGTTGTTTGAAACGGAAGACTTGGAATGTGACGAATGTGGCTGCCGTGTTGTTCTAGAAAAATACATAACGATTGTCAATGAAGTAAAGTTTTGTAGTGCTTGTAAACCCATTATGACAATAGATAAAAGTATATATGATCGCTTTCAAAAATTCCTTGATAAAAAGGGATCTGGTAGTGAAATATGGTATTTTGAAGATGGTGAGTGGGTTAAGTTTACGATTGGTTAAGTTTACGATTGATTAAGTTTACGGTTTATTGTTGAATCGGCAGACAAATTTTGTTTTTGACGGTTTCAAATTGATAAAGTCGTAATTTAAATTTGGTTGAATATTTGGTTTAAATATGTAACGATTAATTGCCCATACATCTAACAAATCTCTTACATCTATTTTGTAACTATTTGACTTACTAACGCAGATTTTCCAGGGCTTCATACATTGGCAAAAAATATATTTGGGTATCAATGGCATTTTATTTATATTTTACAAGTATTTTTTATATTGTTTTTACACCTTTTTATATTTCAAACGCCGACTCTTTGAGTCGGCATCTTTTAATGTGAAAAGGCAACTGTTACTTTTTAGCGTAGCAAAAACCGATAAATTGCCTTTGTTATATTCTGTAACTTTGTATAAATTCTGCGAAGCAGAATTATGATATATAAATCGGCATTTCAAATGTTAAAAGGTGTAATAAGTGTTTTATTTTTGGTTAAAGAAATTCATCTAGTTCCAATAAGATCTCGGATGGAATTATAATCAATGTTTCAAAAAGAAATGATAAAAAGATTTAAAGATAATCCATACTTTTTATTTAATGTCGTCTAACGTACTAACAATTTTTAATGATCATTTTATTGAATTTGTATCCGATATTTGTAACATTTTCCCTGATAATGTCAAGATTTTAAGTGCCAAGAATGCTTTAATTGCGATCCGAAAAGCCAATCCAAAAATTCTTGTGAAAATTTGGACCAACTATGTTTGCGAACCATATAGAAATCAAATTGAAAAGGGTGATATTAGTTTCTTTGTTGATAAAGACTATTCCAAGGAGTTTGAGAACCACGGTAACTCAAACAATATAATGGACTATATTAATATGATACGCGAGCCAATTAAAGAGATGAGTGTTAGTAACAAAGAAAAAACAATGAAATATATCCAGAATTTATGTAAGATTTCTTCACTTGTTTAACACTTGTTTAAAGGTGTATAAAAATATGGTGTCAAACGACATTTTAACTGTTGTTACCATATATGCTCTCATAAAATAGCAGATATTTAGTCCATATTTCTCAGTAACACTTTTTTTCCCAAAAGTAAAAAGGGAAATGGATTTTGGACATTTTCAACTTTGTAAGAAATGTCCAGATTTGGAAACCCGAAAAAAGTTTTGAAAATGACCCATTTTTCAGAGTTATCACCATAATGGTCTCAAAATTATTTTAAGAGTTGAAAAAACTGTGACGATAAAAAACAATAATTGGGTGATAACTTTAGGATTATTTTCTGAGTATAAATAAAAAGGTAATAAATGATAACGGAATTACCCCAAAAACCCCTCAAATTTCAGTGTGTTAGTTGTTGCTTTATATCCAGTAACAAAAAAGATTACTCCAGACATTTGTTGACAGCAAAACATCAAGAATTGTCTAAAATGGTAACGAATGGTAACATAAAACCCCATTTTACCCCTGTCTGTGATCAAGCAAAATTTGTATGTAAATGTGGTAATATTTATACATATAATTCGGGATTAAGTAGGCATAAAAAAAATTGTCAAATGGAAATTGCAGTTGAACAAAATAATGACAAAAAAGACAATTTGGTTGAATATCTTATTAAGGAAAACTCTGAATTCAAAGGGTTAATTATGGAACTAATTAAGAAGGAAACAATAAATAATACAACTTATAATAATGTTAATTCTAATAATATTAACAATAATTCATTCAACTTAAATTTATTTTTAAATGAAAAATGTAAAGATGCTATTAATATTGATGAATTTGTTGCTTCTATTAAAATGCAACTCTCAGATTTAGAAAATTTTGGACATCTTGGTTATGTAGAAGGTATAACAAATATTTTAATCAATAATTTGAAGGATCTAGATACATATTCAAGACCAATACATTGTAGTGATTTTAAACGAGAAGTACTTTATATTAAGGAAAATAATCAGTGGACTAAGGAAACAGATGATAAACCTCTTCTCAAAAATGCGATTAGACAAGTAGCAAATAAAAATATCAAACAGATCCAAACTTGGAAAAATTTGAATCCAGATTGTATCTATTCTGATTCAAAAAAGAATGATCAGTATAATAATATTGTGATGAACTCAATGTCTGGTGGTTCGTATGAAGAACAACAAAATAATATTTCACAAATTGTTAAAAACGTTTCAAAGATTGTTGTAATTGATAAAAATATTGAGAAATAAACTAACAAATAATTAAAATATCTTTTGTTATTAGTTTAATTTAAACATATATCTTTTAATTAAAAATATATATGTCGTCAGAAAAACAAGCAAAAGAAAACAAACAAGAAAACAAACAAGAAAACAAACAAGAAAACAAACAAGAAAACAAACAAGAAAACAAACAAGAAAAACAAGGTAAATCATTTGAGGATTTAGAAGTGCCTGCTGAGTTTAGCAAAATTATTAATGATTTTATTGCCGATATTGTGACAACTTTTCCCGAATATAGTGGCCTTATTAAGCGCTGGTGGTCTAATGATGAAACCAGAAAACAACGAGAGATTGCCTTTGTATTTAGGCACTGTGTAAAGACAATTCCTGAACGATTTTTTGACATTTTGTACAAGAATGGCGAGATTTTTGCTGATGACTCGGAGTCCAATACAGAGTTTTTACCCGGCATTGTTTTTAAACAGCTCTGGAAGTGCGATATTAGTGACACAACGAGAGAGACCATTTGGAAGTATTTACAACTGATCCTTTTTTCAGTCATTGGAACAGTTAATAATAGCTCGGAATTGGGCGACACTGCGAAACTGTTTGAGGCAATTAATGAGGATGAATTAAAGTCTAAATTGGCCGAGACGCTAGAGAATATGTCGTCGCTTTTTTCTCAGGAAACTTCCCAAGAAGGAAAAGAAGGAAAAGAAGGAGAAGGAAAAGAAGGAGAAAAAGGTAGCCCATTTACACCTGAGAATATGCCCAATGCGGAGGAACTACATA